TGGATGTATTGTATGGTGCTTCGGCATACCCACACTATCCGATAGTCCCTGCTGATTATAGCAAATCCCACTATGCTTTGATAATCGGCAATGCTGCTATACCCACAACTGCTAGTGGTGAGTGGGTATCCATACCTCTCAATGCCAACGGTATAGCTAGGATTGAGAAAGGTACTGGAGGTAAAACTAGATTCTGCATAAGGCTAGATAGGGATAGTGAGAATAATCCTCCTACCTCTGATGGTTATATCTATGTTAAGCTATCATTTCCCACAGAGGACAAACAACCAAAACTTGTGATTACCTACACATCATCCCAGAGCCTGTTGGTATCCACATTAGCATTTACAGATGTAACCAAGGAATCATTAACTATGAATGGTGAGATAACCAGTGGTCTAGCCACAAAGCGTGGATTTGATTATGGTGCTATTTCTGGTGCGCTGGCAAGTGAGTGGTACGAGGAAGGTTCATTTGGTCCTGGTGCCTTCTCCAAGGAAATAACTGGTTTAACAGCAGGACAGGAATTTTGTTGCAAAGCAAAGGCGTGTGAGTAATGACTTGGGTATATGGTAGTGAACTTTGTGTGGAACCGCACATTCTAGTATGTGATTGGGTATATGGTGCTGAGGTATGTGTTACATTACCAACAACAGTGTACCCAACCTCAGCTAAGGTAAGAGTTACCAGCCTTGTGCATAGATGGACTCCAGGCGATTATACATTGCAGATAGGATTGGGTGAATTGACCACAGACTTTACCATCCCAGATATAATACTTAAACCACCACCAGCAGTAACACCAGGACCAGAACCTGTACCTCCTGGACCAATAATGCCAGTGTGCATTGAAGGTAACTACACCTGTGTAGGTAGAGACAAGTATGTATGTTTCGAGGGTAGGTGGAGATTAGCACTAGCCAATGCTCCTGAATGTGTCGGAGGTGGTTGCCTTGAGGGAAGTTATAAATGTGAAGGAACCGATAAATATGTCTGCTTTGAGGGTAGATGGCGGTTGTCATTAAGTAATGCTCCAGAGTGTGGAGGCGGAGGTAGCTGCTTAGAAGGAAGCTATAAGTGTGTGGGTGCTAATAAGATGGTTTGTTTTGAAGGGAGATGGAGACTAGCCCAAGCTAACTCTCCAGAATGTAGGGGTGCATAATGGGACGGGAAAAGACAGGTAGACCAAAAGATATAGATTCTTGGAGACAGCGACAATATCTTGACCTCCAACAGAGGAAGTTGCATATCTCTGCTGGTTCCATAACCTGGGATATGCTAACTGATGGTGTAAAGAAATTACTAACTGTATTACCAATAGGTAGGTATGGTGGTGATGGCTCTACCTTCGATGTTGGTATTGATGAGTTAGGTAGGGTTGTATTTGTCCCTATAACATATGGTGGTGGCACCTATGGCCTGTGTGTTTATGGTGCAGAATATGGCCTCTATGGCACAGGGAAGTATGGAGCCACCTCTTATGGGTCAATTATGGTTTACGGAGGTAAATATGAAAATGGCAAATATGGTGAAAGCAAATATGAATAAGGAGGTAATGTAAAATGGGTAGTGGAACAGCTGTTGCGACTGGTGATGTAATCACCGCCGCTAAAATGAATTTAAAACTGGAGACAATAGTGGATGCCGACATCACGCATGACTCAGGTGATTGGACTGTCGGTGAGGATGGTGCAGGGCAGGATATAATCTACTATACGGATACTGCTGGGAGGGCGATGACCTGGGACCCTTCGGATGATTCCTTGGAATTTGACGATGATGTCCATATAGCATTTGGAGATGATGATGATGTGGAGATTTACTGGAACGGCTCAAACCTAATAATCATGCCAGCTACTGATGACACAGGAGCAATCACAATTGGTGATGGCACCAATAAGTCTATGGACTTTCTGTGGTATGGCACTACCGCAGCCAAGTATGTCAAGTTTGACCTTGGTGGTGATAAGGTAACTTTAGAGGATATAGACCTGTACCTTGGCGATACCGACTATCTGATATTTGGTGATGGTGCTGATATAACCATAAGGTGGACCAGTGCATTGTTGGAGATACTACCAGCCACGGATGATACTGGTGCTATCAACATTGGTAATGGTTCTGCAAACATAGACCTCAAGATATTCCTAGGTGCTGCTGGTGTCTATGCTGATTTTAATGTAGGTACTGCTTCCCTAGTCTTAGTAGGAACAGCAGCTACAATCCTATCAATAACCAGCACACTGACTGGTGCTACTGCCGACAACGCTGTGGAGATGGATGTAACTGATGAAATGACTATATCTGGAGGTATGAACCGTGCCCTACATATCAACTATTCTGCCACTGGAGCACAGTCTGGTACTGCCCAAATAAATGCTATTGCCATTGATATGGACATATCCGATAACATAGGTGATTGGATGCCGCTTGCCATATACACTGGAACCGTAGCTGACAAAAACATAGGGAACTTCTTCGGTATTTCTATGTATTTTGAGGACTTTGGTAATGGTGTGGCTAACTTCTGTGCATTGGATATAGGCTACAATTCACCTCATGCACCATCTGGTCGCAATGCCTTTATGAGGTTAAGGCAACACAATACAGTCCAAGCCGATAGTGCGGTTATGCTCCTAGAAGGAAATAGTGCTGCTGGTTATTTCCTGGTAGGTGATGTTGCTACCAACCTAATAGAGACTGGAGATGTTACCTCAGGCAAAACCTGTACACATGGTGTGAGGTGTAAAGTAGGAGCAACAGTGTTTGTTCTAGCAGGTTATGAAGATTAAATAAAAGGAGGTATTTATGAAGGTAACTAATAGGGACATTTTTGAGGGGAGAAAGGCTATTCAGGAATTACTTGGATTGAAACTACCCGTAAGGACAAGTTTGCAGGTTGCCAAACTGAGTAGGAAATTCAATGAGGTATTAAAGGATATAGATGTTGTTAGGCGAGGATTGATTGGTACCTATGGCACTGAATCTGGAAAGAGTGGTAAGGAAGTCAAGGCGGATAATGAGAATTTCCCAAAGTTTATGCAGGAATTTGATGAGTTGCTGGAAACAGAGGTTGACATTGAAGCAACCAAGGTAAAACTTCCTGAGGTGATTAGTGCTACCTGTGATGCTTGTCATCACAATATGGATAGACCATTAGAGATAGAACCTTGGATTCTTGCAGCATTGGAGAAATTCGTGGAGGTGTAATATGAATTTGACGGAAACGAGAGCAGCCCTGATAATTGACCTGGCGGATGCGGCCTGGGATACTGGTGAGCTGGACAGAGGAGTAACAAAGGCTGTTGCTGACCTATCCAGATTCCTCCCAGATGAGGCGGTCTATGAGCATACCTTTGTCCTTGAGGTAACAGATGGACCGTGGACAAGTGCTGCTGCTCATGGAACCTATGTGGAGTTGGCCAATAAACCAATCAAATGGGATTCTGAAACAATCAAAAGTGCTGATGGTGTTACTACATATACCAAAAATACGGATTATACCTTTGACTATATGAATGGCAAGGTGACCACTATCAGTGGTGGTTCTATGGCTGTGGGTACTGCCTATCTAGCTACATATACCAAATACAGAGAGGGCATTGATATTGGTTCCATGGATACCAACCTAATTAGGGTTAGGAGAGTGGAATATCCACTAAGCTCCGAGGCCGTGATGAAGTTTGTTCCATTCTTTATTTGGGGTAATATCCTCTATATTGCATCCGAGCAAATGGCGGACAAGAAGCATATAGCTATTTATTATGATAAGGAGTGTACCGCACCAACTGTTACTGAGGATGGTAGCTTTGACCCTGTATTGGATGAGGTAATCCTCAAAGGTGCTGCTGCCTATGCCTTGATGTCCAAAGGTCTAAAAGCTGAACATGATGCCAAAATTGCCATTGGTGCTGCTGATACCGCTATTGCTACCATTGATAAAGCCAATGCCGAGACAGCATTAAGTAGTGTTGCTGGTAGGATAACTGCTGCCACCACAGCATTAGAAAAGATTACCTCAGAAGCTGCTGCTATTGGAACAGCCCTAACTGGTATAGCAGCTTACCTAACCCTAGCTGATGCTGCTCTGGTCAAGGTGCCTATTGAAGTAGCAAAAGCTGGTAGTGATACTGGTGAGGATATGGAGAACATAAATAACCTACTCACCGATGCAGATACCGCTTTGGATAGTGTTGCTACCAAGATTACTGCAATGGGAACAGCATTAGCTGAGTTAGCTGCTATGTGGACAGATGAGATAACCTTCAGAACCTATGCCAATGCTTACCTAGAATCAGGTGATGATTACATCAATAAGGTTAATGTTGGTGACAGTGTAGCTAATCTCTATGCTACCTATGCACAGGTACAAGCTACCTTGGCGAGGTTGTCCGAGAACAGAAGGGCTGGTAAACTAACCGAAGCATCTACCCAATTATCTGGTGCTTCACAGCATATTGGTGAGGCTAACTCCAGAGCTAACCTTGTCAATGGTTATATCTCAGAAGCCAGGGAGAGGGTAAACCAAGCCAGAGCATATGTGGATGAGGCAAGTGGTTGGGTAGCTCTAGTTGATAGGCTAGTAGCAAATGCCAATACCAGATTGGGATTGATTACCAATTACATTAGTGAGGCTAATACCAATATGTCCCAGGCTGGTGGGCACATTGCCGAAGCTACTAGCAGACTAGCTTGCCAGGAGCTAATAGCTAGACAGGCTGATACATACAATGCTATTGCTACACAGCAAATGTCACTAGCAGAGAAATACCTAGCCGAAGCTGTTGAGCGTAGGAATGAGTTTTGGAGTATATTGAAGGACAAAAGTCAGATGCGTAGGGAATACAGTTTAGTATCCCAAAGACAAGCAGTATGAACTATTTAGAGGAAACCGAAAAGGCATATTTGGCTGGTATTGTGGACACAGAATGCCATCTTGGTATTACAATCAAACACCAAAAAACACGGCGTAATCCTATATATGCTCCCACATTAAGGTTGACCATGATAGACCCTGAGGTGGTTTGGTGGGCACACGAGTTGACTGGTCTTGGTTCTGTGCATCTTTTACCACGGAAACCACCTTGTCATGATATATGGTTATGGGCAGTCACACACAGGGAGCTGGAAGAATTGCTACCTGAAATAGAGCCTTATTTACTGGTTAAAGGTGAAACAGCCAGATTGATATTAGAATTTATGGGTAGGTTAGGTTCAACAAAGGTGAAATCTAATGAGGAGCACCAAACTAGATTGGATATGGTATTCCGAATCCGCCAATTAAATCAAGCCAATAGGTTGGACAAGCAGCAAATGAGAAGGGAGTATAGCTTGGTAGCACAAAGACAGTCAGCATGACACTGATTATATTTTGGTCGGTTATCATAATAACAGGGATTATCCTTTATAAGAAGATTAAGGACTAATTTAATCCTTGACTATAAGTAGATTACCATTGTCCATTGTAACCAAGTGACAATTTACCTTCCCATGTAGTGTTGTAACAACCAAGGTACCATGTAGCGCAAATATATCTATGCTCAATACTATGGATGGGTCAATGCCAAGTTGTTTACAAATCTTTAGTCCTGCTTCCACACTGTTGCCTGGTATGCTTTTACTCATTATTCCCACCTTTGTAGGTACTTAACCTCAATCGGTGTTTGCAATGGAGCTATGTCATCCAGATTTGGTAACTCCACTCTACCATCGAATATCATTTCATCATGTACCTGCATTACAATTGGTAAGTCCTTGCACCTAATCAATGCCCTTTTCAGAATTTCCGCAGCACTACCCTGAATTGGGTAATTAACAGCTTTCCTTTGTATCTTACCCTCAGACTCCTCATCTAATGTAGGTAATCTAATGCTCCTACCAAACAATGTAGTGACATAAGGATTCCTTAGTGATTCTTCCTGCAATGTTTGGATATAATCACCAGCCTCTTTGTACTTAGCAAACCACATTTCCTTTAACTGCTTGGCTCTGGACAAGCTTCTAATATGAGCAGTTTCCATAATAGTTTCATCCGTAGCTCCATATATCATGGAAAAGTTGACATTCTTTGATGGTCTCCTAGGTATCCCTAAAAAATCAGCGGTTGTTTGGTGAATGTCTCCACCAGTATCATAGATATATTGCATTTCCCTATCATCAGACAGGTATGCCAGTATCCTTAATTCTATCTGGGAAAAATCACCGTCTGTGAAAACCCCATTATCTGGTAGAAACATATTCCTGACCTCACCCTTAGGTATATTCTGCAGGTTCCTATCCGTTGAGCTAATCCTACCAGTAATAGCATCCAAATGAAACCTCGTATGCGCCCTTTCCTCCTTAGCCCAAGGTTTGATATAAGTACCGAGTAGTTTGGACTTAGCTCTGTAATCCAAAACCATCGATGCTAATGGGTCACTCATCTTTTCAAGTATCTCCACACTGGTGCTTAATTGCTTTTTGCCTGACCTACCACCCCTTGTAAATGGTATCCTGTTGAAAACACCATACGCTCCCCTTTTAGCTAATATGTACCCAACCTGCTGTGAGGAACCTGGATTAAATCCATCAGTATATGCCAGGTCAATGTAGTAGTTGACTTCCTTTTCCAGATTTCTCTCCAACCTAGCCCTAACATCTTGGTCTAATAGTATTCCCTTAAATGACATACCTACTAGGATTGGTATAAGCTCCATCTCGGTATTGTAATAATCCGCATTGACCTTTGGCAACAGGAAGTCATGTACTGCATGGGTAGCCACAGCATCCTGACAGCATTTCATGGCTACCGTTTCCTGTGGCAAATCCAGCATTATCTGTCCTTTGCCAAGTATTTCTGGGATTGTGTGTACCTCATAGAACCTGCCACCATTCATTCCCATATGGCTTGCTAGGTCAACCAGCTTGGATGGCCTAATGTTCAACAACTGAGCTAGGACATTGGTATCACCTATATTCCCATTATAGATTTCATATTCCCTGAGACACAGTAGGTCGAATGGTGCATTTTGGAATACCTTTTTCACACTAGGGTCTTTTAGTAAGTTCCAAGGAATATATGGTGATTGTTCGGGGAATAGTGGGAAGTAGAAAGCCATTTCTGGGTTAGGTGATATACCAACCCCAATGGCTATTCTTTCCTTGAGTGAAATGGTTTCCGTGTCCACTGCTATTACCTTAGGGTCAGTGAGGAAATCCGTGTACAAACCAGCTCTTGGTTCTACATCACCATAATAGTAGAAGTTCCGTCCAATGTCATATGCAAAATACATTCCTGATTATAACTCCATAGCATATTCGTTTGGAAAACCTGTTATCAACCAATCAACCAGGTCATTCATGTCTTTTGTTTTCAGTGGTTCATGCCTGAGGAATGGGAATCTACCTATGTCATATCCGTGGAGTTTTACCTCAACTAGGATTGTAACTAGGTAGGTGAAATCTATCACATCATCTTCACTGACATGGTGCAGTACCATTGGTCTTCTTCTTCCCATGTGTATTCTTATTACATTCATTTGTTCCTCCTAACCCTATGCCTTTTGGATTCCTTGCCATGTTTCATTCCATGAATCATAGCATCCACATAAACCTTGTGCAGTAATGTTTCCAGCCGTGTCCAATGTTCCTCTGCTGTTTGTTTGTCTGATTTCATTTATTTCTCCTAAAAATTACTATATCCTCATCATCTATGGTAGCATAACCCTTGCTTCTCCATACATCTTGATAGCCACTACCAGTAGCTTCCCGCTTAAACCATGCTATATTCTCAAAACCAAATCCAACACAGGTTCTGATTAACCAATCACTGAGATATACCCTTTTTCCTTGGTTTATGTAATCCTTCAGCACCACTGTTAGTGTGCCACCAGGTATAATGCTGTCATAGCACAACTTGTAAATCTTCTCCATTGCCTGGTTGTACATAAACCTGTTGAGATTCCCAACATTTCTTGGGTCAGTTGAGTAATTAGCTTGGTGTTTGTGGGAGTATGCCATTGTTTTCCATTTCTCCTTCATCTTATCATCCATAGGATTTTTGGACTTTAATATCATTGCGTATGGAGGACTAAAGATAATGTGGTTAACTGGTATTGGCATAACATTCCTACAATCACCACCGATTATGATTATGGTATTATCTGTGGCTGGTTTGATTATCTCCCTGGCCTGTATCATTATTTCCTGATAGCGTTTTTCCAGCTCCACACAGACAATGTTCCTACCCAACAATGCTCCAATCATTATGGTACCTGTCCCAGCCATAATGTCCATAATGGTATCACCAGGTTCACTGATATATTCTATTATGGATTCAACCATAGCAAAGTTATATTTGGCTGGGTGGTCCATTGCTTCTGGAGGGAACAGGTCTTGTCTTGGACCCTTACCCTTATCTAATGGGAACAGTATCCATCCCTGTTCATTCCTAGGGTAACTTATGGCGAATTCACTTTTTACCATTAAATTCTTTGTCCTTTGCTTTGTCCCACCCATTCTTCTTATACCATTGCATACCACACTGAGGACATTCAAACACCAAATCGGAATCTCTGACCCATGTCAATGGAACCTTGCATAACATACAATAAGGCATGATAGCTATCCATCTATAACTAGCAATGGTTTGTGCCTCATGTAATGCTTTCATAACACCAAAGGTAATGTTTACTGATTTTGGTGGTACTATTATCTTATCTAGGGTTATTGTATCAATGCCTTTTATCTTTTCCACTATATTATCCTCCCTATCGCAGTTAATAATTTCCTTGCTGTTATTAAACCTATGCCCTCTACCATAGCCAAATCCTCAGGTTCTTGAACCATAACCCTCCAAGCAGTCTCGAATTCTCCAATCAAAGCCTTTGCTCCTTTCTCACCAACCACACTTTTGTTGTGGTTATCTCTTATTCCCATAAGTGTCTGTATTTGATTATTCCATTCCTTTGGCACGACCTTATGCTTTATGTACCTTTTGAGCGTGGTGTGCTCTGGCTTTAGGGAATTATTGTGCATGGTTACCAAAGCCTGTGCTGTTTCTACCCAATCGAATGTTGGTAAATATGTAATTCCAGCCTTGTCTAGCTGGTATATCCAAGCATAGAATAGAGCAATGCTGGTTCCAAACCTATGCCCTGGTATAAGGAACTTCCTATCCTTGGATAAATGCCATACCTGTGTTCCTGGCTTCTTGTTGTGCAATGTACCATTGAACACTCCCTCATTCAGCAGATACATTTCATCCACTTCCAGCATATCCTTCCTTAGCTGTGTCTCTACATCATCCAAGCTACTCAGCATTTCACCAGCCTGTTTCCTAGACACACCTATTCTGTGTCCATCAATGGCTATCCATGTATAGTCAGGTAAGCCTTTGTTATTGAATGAACCCCTGATGGTATCAACAGATTGTTGGATGATGGATTCAATCTCTACTGGCTCAAAATGTATCCACGAATATCATGGATGCACCTCCTTTTGCAGAGTATGGGAAATTACACCTTGCTGTCCCACATTGTTTATGTACCATCACTCGCCTTGAATCATCCTTATGGCCTCTGCTATTTTATCATATGATGGGTCCTCAAACTCCATACCGACCAGTGCAGTAGGCACGGATTGTTCATCAACCTTGCAGTAAAATTTACCATTCTGCTTGTAGGTATGCAGCATTAAATCCGTGGAATCACCAAGGGATGAGAAGCCTGACCTTTCCCTCTCTCCAGTTCTTGAGTCCTTAATCTCACCAGTCTTGAAGTCTGTCATTGGTTTGTACTCATCCCTTGAATGATGGGTTAACACCAGGTTCTTGCCATGAGCCTTAGCTTGGTATATCAAACCTCTCATCCTGATGTTAGGTTCCCTGTATTCTATTGGAAGCAGACTCACCCTCAACCTGCTTTCACTACGAAGTAGGTTACCATTAGGGTCAAGCTGTATTTCCTGTTTCTCCTGTAAGTATGCTGTGCATATTGTTTCCCACAATAATGTACCTGTGTCTATGACACCAGTAACCATTTCACTTTTCAGAAACCTTAGGTACTCAACCAAGAATTCATACCACAGTTCCTTAACTCCAGTAACAATCTTACTTTGCTTGATGGTAACCTCATCTATGGTTCCCTGCATAGGTACTACGAATGGTTTAGTGGTGACAAAACCACCATCCGTGTCCTTCTTAAACCTCCATTTAGCCCTATCATAACCACCCAAATCAAACTCAAGGTGTTGGATAGGTTTAGGAAATGTTAATGCTAAGGAGGACTTTCCCGACTTATCTTCCCCCCAAATGCCACAACATATCATTCCTTTACCTCTCCTAATCTATTCCTAAGCTCTTTAGCTTCATCACCATCCAATTCAACAACATACCCAGTATGCAGAAGGAATTGTATTTTGTCTTCCACAATATCTGTTCGGTATATGTCACCTTTAATAAAGGGTAATAGATATTCAATACCCTCTACATACATTTTGTGTTCGGTTCTGACATCATATATATTCATTCCTTCATCTCCTGTTCCACTATGCCTTTAGGACAATATTCCGCTACCTCACAATACCCTCTGCATCTATTGCCTCCCCAGCTTTCCTCATCATTGCATGGGTCAGGCAGGTATTGTGGATTCTCTTTATACTTTGATAATGCTATTAGGAGTTTATCCTTTTTCCAGTCAAAATAGTTAATAACTTCCTCATCATCCAATCTCTTAATAGGCACCAGCTTTATGTTAAAGTCTATACCTCTAGTCCTTGCTATTTGCAATCCACCATCCCTCACTGTTACCTGCAACTGCATCTTACCTATCTTTAGTCCACGTCCTTCCAGCATCACCCTATACCTGTTCAATTGTAATTCCGATTCCCTTAGGTTAATGGTGCTTGGGTCAACGCTAAATTTAGCATCCTTGCCTTTACCTTCCTTGACTATACCAAGTGCCCTGACCATCCTATAACTACCCCATGTTTTGTAATCTATGAGGGTCCAGGCACCATCCTTTGGTTCCAGCAAATCAAATATATCATGTCCATCTGGACCAAGAGCAATCTCTGATGGGAGGTTTAGCTCCTTAGCTGCTTCCTCTAGCTTTTGGTGATGCCTTGTTCCTAGCAGGGCAAATGCTTTATTCTGTGGGTCTATGGTATAGTCCCTAGTTATCTTGAGGAATTCTATCATTGTTCCATTAAGCAACTGTGTGGTGCTTGGTACACCTGTCCATACCCTCTGCTCCGTGATGGCTTTTATTGTTGGTAATGTCAAGCACCTATCAGTGCAATGGTTTATGCAATCATCTATGAGGATTGGGTCTGTTGCTTTTGGACATACTATCCACTTTGGTGGCATTATCTATCTCCTTTTGTGCTTCTGCCTCCGCACGGTCATCCATCTTTACATCATATGGTTCTGGCTTCATTGTTACCTCCTCTTCTTTTAGTGAGCCTGAGCCTACACTCCAGCGTTGTCCGCCTAGAACCTCTCCACTCCATCCGCCGTCAACCTGCCTAGCAGGATTGGCCAATCTGTCCTTGGCCTAGGCTCACCTTGCTCACCAGCTAGTGCAAAGTTTGTTTCCATTGCACCTTATCCCTGCCCTGTCGCTTTGTGCAGTTCCTAAAGGAATGTGATAAAAACCAACTCATTTAACACTTCAGGCTTAGATAGGTTTTCTGCCTTGGCCTGACTTCAATGACCACAGACAAGTCCAGAGGGCAACTCCCTATCGGTAGCTGGCAAGCTCTTGCTGGCTTGGTCTGTTTAGGTCTGCCTGTCATCCTTTTGGCTAACCGATATGCCTATGGCTTTGGTCTTTTCCAACCTCTCAGGACACCAGCAAGTCTTATTTAATTGTCAATGTTCAGGGGGTCAGGATGTGCCATATACCATTGGTATCCTTGCTTATCTTACCAGTGGATTCCATCTCAGGAAGGAATACCCTGTGTAATATGTTATCAATTAGCTTGGCATCACCCTTTACCACCGCATTCTGGAATACTAACTGATTCCATTCCTCCTCAGCTTTGCCATCAAGGAGTTCCAATGCTCTGGCTACGGCATCCATAGGGGAACTCTGTATTGCACCTTCACCAGCTAGTCCAATTACCTCCCATGCTTCCCTAGCTGTGGCCTTCCCCTCATCCCTGTTCCACATCATGTGACCAGAAGTAAGCTTCATGTGGTGTATCATGTTGACAGTGTTCCTAATGTCCTGGTTCTCAGGGATAAGTTTGGCTAGGGAATCCGCATATACTGTCCATTGGCTTACCTTCCTTTTGTTAAGTGGGAAACTTAACTGAGCTATTGGGAATGGATATGGCTCCACACTTTCAATGACCTCTATATCATTGTAGTTGAGGTTAACATATGTTCTGGCTGGTGGGAATCTATCCACCAGTTCCGTTGTAAACCTCTCCAGCTTACCTTTGAATTCCCTTAGTGGACTCCTCTGATACCCTTCTATTAAACCTCTGATGCTAACTAATTCTTCTGACATTTAGTCACCCTCCTTTTTGGTTATGTAATCCTTTTCCAGTGTGAGTTTCATGGTTACTCCTTTATTGTGCTCCTGACAACTTACTTATTATATCCTTTACCAAAATCTCGTAACATGATTTTATGGTATCCTGGGTTCGTAGTATAATTCGTATGGCATAATCAATGGGGTTGGATTCTGGAGCCTTAACTTCACCTACACGGTCTGGTTCTTTCTGTTTGATGAATGTTTCCTGCATCTTCATCTTCAGGTTTGATGCTAATTCATCGAGTCTTGCTATTTCACTTAATAGGCATACTTCCTTGGGACTTCCTTCTTGCGTAGGAAATTCAGGTGTGCTGTCTGTATTGTCCATTTATACCTCCTTTTATTACATATCTATGATACGCACCGAACATGGTGAAAAACTATCCTCGGTCATGGTCCCATTCTCTACCTCCTTAGGACAAGCATCAAGCAGGGTGTTTTTAATCCATTCTTTAACAGGTATGCTCTCCTGCAATGCTGCGTATTTTATGGCTATCTTTTCCTGGGAATCTGTGTCAATTATGATATGCCAGCCCATGTATCACTTCCCCCACTTGTGGGTGTATTATCATTATAGCTCCTGACATAGCAGCTTGTCAAGTTGACATAATCCTAACTGATTGACATAATCCATTTAACATAATACTTCAGAACATTTGTTCTGGTATACTTAATTATAACCATATTACTGTAATAACATATTATACTATACACTGCCATTTGTTTGGATATTCCTTAATCTTAATTAACCAATCATCCAATAATACCATATCCTTAGTCTTTATCAATGTCCTATCTGATATACCTTTTATCTCAATGCCTTTATCTCTGGCTTTATATAAGGATATAATATATAGGATGGAATTTTCTACTATATCCTCATATAAGGCAAACACAATAAATGGTGGTATTCCCGTCTTGATGTGCCATCTAATTAACCATTCCTTATCATATGTATCTATGTAAGGCAGGTATCTTTGAGATAATTTCCTAGCTTTTATTTCCAACCAAAATCTATGCCCTTCTCCAATAACATATTTATCCACATGAAGATATTTATAATCTTTACCCTTATGAGGGTATCTGATAGGTAATGGGTGGCTACCAACATCCCAAACTTCATAACCAGCTTTGGTGAATATCTTGCTGACCAAATCCTCAGCCTTGAGGCCTATTTCCAAATAATCCTGAAACTCCATAAGCGTATTATAACCCTCCTAAATGTATACTCTTATTATCTATAAACAGTAATATGGCTATAATTAAGTATACACTAATATACACTAACTCTATGCCCTTAATACTGTTTATAGATACATATACCTATGGCTTGTCCTTTACACCCAAGATAGCTTTTAGCTTATCTATACTATCATCCAAAGCGGAGTGCCAAGGTGTTTTACCTCCAGTTATTCGCACCCCGCATAGTTGGGCATGAATTGTTGTGAGCAAAGGTATTACATTCCTTAACATAGCATCAGCACCATCTTCATAGGCAGTATACTTACCATCAGATACCTGCCTAAAGTGGGCATCAGCCAAGTCCACAAAAGGTGTATCTTGCATGGGAGTATGGGGATTATTCCATCCTTCTTTAGGTCTCCACATTGTTCACCTCCTTCTGATTAGTGTAAAATTCCTTATCCTTGTCGGCATCCTGTTTTAGCTTCCAGTATAGAAGTTCATCCCATCCTAGAATCTCCCATTTCTCAGTTTCTTGGTGTTCCTCTATATCAGGCATCATTTTCCTCCTCCGTTTATACTCATGTACATACCCCAGCAACCACTACAAACATAATCTCCGTTGTATCCTACCTTTGGATTTGTTAGCATGACATCCTCTCTGCTTTTCCAAGCCATACCACATATCCTATGATGGTATCTTACCTTGCTTTAGGTCCTCAATACAGGATTCCCATGCCCATATTTCATCAGGGGAAATAGATTTCTCCAGCCAAAATCCTGCTTCTTTTATTCCCGCCTTCTTGCCATCATCATATGCAATCCTGTAGGCTTTTTTTGCTGTTATATTAGCTTGTTTCATTGTCCTTTCTCTCCTTTATGGTATCACTCTAAATGTTAAATTACTCCTGGTAACCTGTATCTTCATTGACTTTATCTCCTCCTCGGCATGGCGAACCTTCTCAAAGGATAGAATGACCTCACCATCTTTATTGCTATTGACGGTTCTTATGCTGGTATCACACCAATCCTGCAGGATGCTGGAACCAAACATATCATCAGCACTGGAATATATCTGACCACCAACAACCATTGGCTTTCGGTCATGGTGTACTAATACGATGGCTACCTTGTACCTGTCTATCATTTGGTTGAGCCAGTCAGTTAGTTTCCTAATGTCATACTCATCCACTATTTTACCAGACATGATGGAGTATATTGGGTCTATGATTAGGACTTGTGGGTGGGTTTCTTGTAGCTCCTTCTCGATGTCTGCTCCACCATAAGCTTTATCCAGTTTGATGTAGTGTTCGGTACGGAAATATAGGTTATCTGGGTACAGTTTGTTGCCATCAACAAATTTCCTAGTGCGTTTCTGGAACAATGCTTTTGGAATCTCAGTTTGCAGGATATACACGGATGATGGTACAGTTTTGTAGCCAAACCATGGGTTCCCTGTGGCTAGGGTGAAAGCCATGTGTACCACCAACATGGACTTCCATGTTTGCCATCTACCAAACAGTATCATCTTGGTCTGTGGTAGCAGGATACCTTGGTCAATGATGTACTGTTGGTGTGGTGGCTGCCATGATAATAATTCCTTTAGGTTTTGGGCTTTCATTTACCATCGCCACCGTGTCCTTCCAGACCCAATTTCTTCTTCCACTTAGACACAGTGCTGGCATCTACCCTTAGCTTTTCAGATACCACAGATAGACTGCCATTTACCAATAGTTCCTCCAGCGGTTTGTTGTACTCCCGTTCCAAAGACCTCATTAGGGGAGTTTTCAGTGGATTAGGCTCACCTAAAGACCTCTGTTCGTTGGAAATACTTTCTAATATTTCCTCTTTGAATGAAGAAAAATGACCACATCTACGATTATTACCCAGCTTCCTTGCTGGTATCCATATTCCCTTTGGTTTGCAGTAATACCTTTTGCCCTTTGGTGTTAGGGACAGAATGATATTACGGCAGTTGGAGCATCTAACTCTCATGGTAATCCTCCTTTATTATAACCTTCTTTAGTCTTCCCTTGATGCTTTTACTCCCTTCAAATATGCATCTGTGCACAGGGAACAAGTTCCTGTGTAAATTTCCCATAATGCGCATTCCTTTTCCTCACACTGGCACTGGTCTTTGAGGACAGCCCCATCTTTATCTAGGGTGTTACTATTGAATTTCAACGGGCATATCATTTTATTTTCCCTCCTTGTCTCCTCCTTAATCTGTTTATTCCATGCCATATCCAATACACAATGAATAGGGTGAGTCCAGCCAGTATCAGTGATGGAATGAAGTAGTTTAGGATTATGCTGATAATGTACCTCATGTTCCTAAGATATGGTGTAGGATAAAATAAACCAACTGTTTAGCTTCTGCTTGGTTCATTATTACAGTCCTTCCCAGCTTATGGTCATTGGTTCTCTGTGTCAGCCAGAATCCAGTATTACGGTACTTAACTATTAGGGATTTCCTAGGGTTATCTGTAATTACCATCATGCTATTTATATCCTTAGCCATATCTTCCCCTTTGGCTGTGTATTCCCTTGGTAGATAGTCACAGAAGGTGGTAAAGCCATGATGACCTCTGTTATATTGGCACTGGAGGCAGACATCTGAGGTTACAGTACCACTTATACCATACTTAGGACACTCACCTGTAAGTCCATGTGTATCAAAGTGTATTTCCTTATCCATTACTTGCCATCCTTCATATACCAGTATTTCTTGAACACCTCTGGCATCTCAGTCTTTGGTACTGAGCCAAGGTAATGACCTATCCAAAACATCACGGAAACCATTTCTATTATGTCATCTGCTATCATTATTACCATTGGGTTCCTCATAGCGATGCCAGCTATAATGATGGAACTAGCAGAACGTAGTACCTCTTCCATACTATCAAATGTTTCCTTGTCGTTTGACCTTAGGAAGTCAGCGTGGTTCTTGGATTCCTTGAGTAGCTCTAATGTGTCGACCCTCATCTCCTCAACAAACCCGTGTATATCTCCGAATTCATGCTTTTCCATTGCTCCTCCTTTAATCTTTCAGAATAATTACCAAACAGATTACTGCTATGATTCCTAGAACCATCCCTACTATTACCCGTTCTGTCATTCCTCTAACAGCTCCTCATACTCATCTTGGTCTAAGAAGCTGTCAAGATGCAAACCATCAATGATAGCTTCTACTGTTAGCTCCTTACCATTGGGCATTTTGATTATTCGGTCATGGATGCCTTGGTTAGCCAGCTTTATAGCTTCTTGGGCAATAGGGATAAATGACTTATGGATAGGTGGAAAGTGGTTACACCCTAGATGCCATTCCAATGCTTGTTCCTGTTTAAGTCTGCTTACCATTTCCTCTGCTTGTAATCTTCCCATGGTTCCTCCTATTTGTACCAGATGCAAATGACTATCACACACATATAACTCTCTGTCCCTGCATCCTGGGATTGGGTAATGTATTGGATTTTATTGGCTCTGTGATTTATCAACCACCCATTGATTTCGACTTCTAATTTCTCACCATCCTGCCCTAAAAATATCTTTACCCTCATTGTACCTCCTCTCCTGTTTCATTGCAGATTGCCTTGTAACGGAAGGCAGTATATTCCTCCCTCTCCACATGACACCTTTCTGGCACTGATAATTCAGTTATCCTTATTACAATGTCACCAATGGTTCCATCAACAGCGAATTTACCACCGTAGCTACTCATTTTTGGTTCATCAAAAGTTGCACCTGCCTTTGAGCAGGTTTCCAAGGCTTCGTCGCCACCAAATAATCGGATTACCAATTTCATGTCGGAATCGCAATCCGCAGAGCCATCCAATTCTTGGATTTCCTTTGGTAACAATTCCACCAATGCTCTGGCTTCCTCGGCTTCTCGTAACCACCTTATTCGGTCATGCATATTCCTTTTAGCTGTTTCCATTAAGTTCATATTACCTCCTTTTCATATGCCATTATATCATCCATGTCAAATAAGTACCCACATCTGATGCACCCAAACTTATCATGTTTGCCCGACCAGAACAGTCCTCCACCACACAGTGGACATTCATGCCAATGTTCTCCCACTATATCGAGTCCTATGAGTTCTGGGTCTTGGGTGATTTCATTATCCATTTGTCATTGTTCCCTCCCTTCTTTTATTACCTCAAGCATTGTGCATCGTTGGGCTACAACAGTTTTTGTGGTATTCCTAGTATCCCTACGACCATAGCCATTTCCGAAATGCCAGTGTACTTCCCCATAGGCTATTTGGTTCTTGAACCCTACCTTACATAATGCAAGATTTGGGTAGTGTGTCAGGATTCTCTCGGCATCCTTTCTTTTAGTGAAGATGTGGAACCCACCTGGATATCTGTCTTCCCAGCCAGCCATGGGAACAGAGTCCTTATCCGCATCTGAGAACCTAGTCATTGATATAGGAATAGTTTTAGCATTATTCATTCCAGTGGTGTAGCTACCATCTATTCCTGACCATCGTAGTAATTTATAGCCTTTGCTACCTGTGAATTTTCTGCCAAACTTTACCGCCAGGCACATTTTATACCTCCCTATTGTTCATATTCTATTGTTGTTACCTTATTAACCAGTTCCATTTCCACCCCACAATCCTCACACATGAATACATGGTTATTTGGCAAATACCAATAATCCCTAACATTGCCAGAGTATTCCGCTCCACACACGGGACAGTGGAGTATCTTGTTGTCATATGTGAATATTTGGTCCTCCATGTTGGACTTAATTGCCCTCATGTTACCTCCTTATGATAGGAACGCTTCCTCATTTATCATCCATGTTTTGCCGTTTATGGACACCTTGATGAAGCTCTTATCCTCTAAGTTGTATAGCAACCTCATTACCATTGGAACGGGCAACCCAGTTACGGTTGATAGCATAGCTGGGTTGGCTCCCTCAAGCTGGTCCAATACTCTAAGGACTGTATCCTCAGCGAATCTCTTGCCACCTACCTCATCCATCATGGGATTATATCTCCTTCTTAGCAAATCTATATTAGCTTACAGTATTTAGCCACTACCGTGGTGGTTGGGTATCCCCAAGTCCATGCCACCTCACCGTAAACCTCTTGGCCTTTGAATTGCACCTTACATAGGTGTAGGTTGGGGAAATGCTTCCATATACGCAAAGCATCCCTCTTCCTTGTGAATATATGGAACCCTGCTGGGTAATGGAATGATGGTGACATAAGATTATTACTTTCTATTCGTTCTTCACCAGCATCAGCCCAATCCTTTCCTATCTGTATCACACTAACATACAACATCCCTGTTTGGTAGGTGCCATTCTGTTTGGCTAATAGCTTCCATCCTCTGTTTCCTTTAAATTTCCTATCATACTTTATTGCTAAACACATTGTTTACCTTCTTAGCAAACTTCCACTGTGGTGCCAGGAACCCTACACCTTCTGGCTAAGTAGTTCCTAGCTATCCTAGCAGCATCCTTCCAGCTTTTGCCTGACCCTACCGTGAAGAAGAAGTTTAGTGTCCATGACCCCCATTTGATTCTATTACCTGGACCTGGGTGGTCATCTTCCTCTCCGTAGTGGTCTGGAGTAAACTCTCCGCCAGACTTTGCACCACCATCCCAGTAACCATGTTGTGGCTTGGGGAATGTAACCCTTATTGTTGGTACTTTCATACTACCTCCTATGACCTAAGATTTCCTTGGCTTCACCACATTTAGACTAACCTTAAGGTCGGTATCAACTACCGATATGAAGCCGTTGGTGGTAGCTACTACCAATGTTTTGCCGCTGGAGCTTGGTACTCCTGAGCTAATCGTGGCGGTGATGGTAAGTTTGTCACCTTCTAGTTTTATGTCCATGTTACCTCCTTCCTTGATTGTGGTTCTATTTTGTTTCCAACTCTATGGCTATGTCAACCAGGGTATTCTTCCATTCATCAAACGCATATCGGTAACCATCCATCCAGTCATGATTGCTAGAGAAAGAGTTGGGACTACTTGTTGTGTGTTTCCATGTAAGGAGTCTAGCATCCATCCTTTCCCTAGCTAATTTTAGTATGAGTTTGGTTTCATTCCCTACCTCTGCCATTGGTTTACCTCCTTATCTCCTTATTAGTTAATCAGGTAACTGTATTTATGGTGGCCAATATCGTATGTAGCCATATAGGGCAAGGGCTAGGCAAGAAACTATCCACAATGCTGCCACCAACCAACCACAATCTCCGTCCTTTTTTGCATCCACCTTAACCTCCTTTTTCCTACTAATTTCTCTTAATCCATAGTATTACTTCCCACCATTGGCTATCAGCCATTTCTGATAGGTATTGCCAGTCCTTCCCCTGTTCACCCTTCAACACCACTATGGCTAGTGCTATGCTATTGGCTGTTAACCTTTCCTGCATTGATTATTACCACCTTTCCATTCCTGTGTGCTGGGTTCCTGTGTCTCATTGGCATTGGGGTATTGCCCTCCAGTAAGTCTAAGGTATATTGCAGCATAGCTTGGCGGACTGGTTTACCTAGTAACCTATTGAAAGCTGCCCGTTCCTGGATTTCCTCTCTGAGGGTTTGTTTCCTCTCCTCGGAGAGTTCTCTGATTGTGGCTGATATTTCCCTTGATTCCATGTTACACCTCTGGTACTTTAGTTACCTTGAGAGCTACGCCGATAAGGTCTCTAGGAATCAATCCCTCAAAGTAGGAAGAGAATACGATGTATTTGCTTCCATCACCGTTGTCATAAAAGGCAAAGCTTTCATAACAGTTGTCGGCTACAACCTCACTGTTACCCTTCCCATCGGTGTAGAGAAGCTCAGGATTGCCGCTGTCTGGATTGAGTCTGCCTGTGAAAGTATTATGATTCATCTGTCTTACCTCCTTTTGCCTGACCTTTAAGCCCTTTGTTCCTTGCATTTACTTCTCGCTTCCCTGTTCCTTATCATTTCTTAGTATCTTATTATAATTCCTAGCTATTGATGCTGTCAATAGACCAGATGTTCGGCTCATATGTTCTAATCCCCCAGGGGGCGGCTTCACTTGACATAATACCACCGATTGACATAATGTTGCTTGACATAATCCTAGTTGACATAATACCAACCAGAACATATGTTTCGCACTGGTGTTCTAGGTTACATAATGTTCCCGAAAATGGCGGTTTTGTTGCCCCTTGCTGAATTTTCTCTAGTGACCAGCTATGGTTAGCACATTTGTTCTATTGACAACCTTTAGCTAAGGTGTTAAGATTGTATCATAGCATTAGATGGTAAGTGCTAAATAAAATACGAGGAGAGTGAACAATGAATGCAAAGGAACTTAGAGACAACCTGGCTATGGTTGCCAAGACAGGCGAAGTAGCCAATATCCGAGCTGCTGTAAAGGCTTTGGATGAGGCTGAGAAAGCCGAGGCTAAGGCACTAAAGGCAAAGGCTGATGCTAAGTGGGCGGAACAGTCCGCAGCCCGTACAGAGCTTACACAGCGTCTAGAGCAATCTTTGGGCGAAGTGTCGGGCAAGTTTAGAACCGAGATTTTGAAAGTCGTGGGCGAGGATGAAGCCTTGCTAAGGTTCACAATAGACTACAAGGCCAAGACCAGTTCTTGTAGCATTGTGCGAACCGTGGCTAAGGCCAGGGGTACAGGCAACGGCAAACACGGTAAGATACAAGCTCTGTTTGAGCAATATGCCACCGCCGGGGAGAGGGCGGCATTGGCAAAGGCAATCGAAGATGCCAGAGTGGAGGACGCCCTGTGCAGGGTGGATGCTATTGAATGGAAACATCGCACCAATGTCAAGAAGCGATTGCTACTTGAAGGTACAATTCAAGCTGAATAGTTATCACAAGGCGGGGGGATGCCATCACTCCCCGTCTTTCTTTTATGCCTGTGATTAGAACATTTGTGCTACTTCTCGCCACCAGCCACAATAGTTGACATAATACCAGCATTAGAACATTTGAGCTAGGGTACGGGTGACGACATTATGAGGTATGGGCTTGATTTAGGACCACTCTCGCAAATTTACTTTCCCTATAACCAAATCCATGATGATAACCAAATCCATGATGAGCAATCATTACATTATAACCAAATCCATTTTGATTGGTTTATTAGCCAAGATGGTTTCGGAATCCCAGATGAGCAATACATTCATTTCATGGTTTAATCATCTGGTATTACCTCATCTACATTTTATCCATTCATGGTTTAATCATATACCTGAATGCCCAGATGGAATATGTTAATGCAAACCAGAATCTTCTAAACCAGTTCATTTATCCCTCCAAATTATCCAAATCCCTATCGTAAGGATGGAACATATGGGGCTTCATGCAAAGTTTTTCCTATTGCCATCAGGCAAGTATCCTGTGTGATGGGAAACAATCTTGTCTTATCACACCATTTGCACCAGAATTCACCATATCCATTTCCATTCTTGGATGGTATCTGAATCCAGAAATGGGCACCTGTGGGTGACTTGTCACACTTCCACAGACCATCTTCTATGTAGTTGGTATAGATTCCTTTATTATCCATTTTGCGGGTGTGCCTCCAATATCTCTCATTTCCTCAGCTATCTTGTCCATCTCTGATTCTAGCCTGATGGATTCCAATATATCATCGGGGAACTTTTTCAATCCATTCTTCCTCTGTTTGAACCTATTGTATCTCCTGATGAGTAGGTATCTTTTCCTAGCATCTTCTGATGACATGGGCAATTTCTTCCTGCCACGGATTCCTGGTGTGTAGGGATTATTATTAAGATACGCCATGCCATTGTCTACCCAGCATTGTGGGTGGAAATACATCCTGTAAGTCCTATCACTTTTTTTGGTCTGCCCGATTACCATAGGAGTAGATGCCTCAATCTGGTGTTCACAGTAATGGCATTTGGTGGTTCTCTTGCACCATGTCATCCAAACATCAATTTTATTTGCCTCCTATCCATCTGCTTATATTATAATACCTTAGTCAGCTATAAGTCAAGATGACATAACACTCAATGGTTGACATAATACTAAATATCCGAGTTGACATAATGACTTGACATAAGATTATCAACATGATACAATAATATCATGGGAGCTAATGTGGCTACTTCCGCTACTCCTGAGGATATTGCTGAATCCATAGTACCATATTTCCCTGAGGATGGCAAGAAGTCCAAATACCTAGCTTACAGGGTTTGTGGCTTTAACATCAGGGAATCCATGAGCCTTGCCAATGTTTCACTTACCAGCATCAGAAGGTGGCGTGAGGCTGATGAGGAATTTGTCAAACTAGATACCACAGGGCTTAATGAGCTAAAGGAAAAGCTTAGTGCTAAATACCTCAATGTTGAATTCACCCGCAACTTCCACCTAGTCCTGCAAAAGGACTTCAATGTCCTTGTCAAGAGCATCAAGGCTCCAAACAGTCTAACTGTCCAAGAGAATCAGTACCTTCTCAAACTAAGGGCTTTCTATACCCCTCAGCAGTTTGCCGTGATACAGGAATTGGTAGGTGAAGCTGTTGGTCCAGGGTTTGATTTTACCAAGCTCATCTTTGAGGTTAGGAGAGAAAGGGAAGAAGTGAGGATAACCAGTGAATAAATACAAGGTGGGGGATAATAATGGATTGCCCACATTGCCACAAACCAATGCAGTTGGTCAAGGAGACCAAACATGAATCATTGTACAAATGTCCCATCTGTCACCGTACTGAGCTTAGGAAGAATAATAAACCCATTGCGGAATTAAAGGAGAATTAGATGGAAACATTAACTAGCCTAATAGTCATTGGGGTAGTGGTTGCTGGCAATGTAATTGGTTGGGTTTACAGCTATGGCAAGTTGTCACAGAGGGTTGAGGACATAAATGGTACTTATGTTAGCATGGCTAAGAGTTTGAAGGAGCTTGATGGTAAAGTTAATGGCATCAGTCGTCATGTGGCTAACCTTGAAGGAACATTAACAACATTTATGGAGCTTATGAAGGAGAACCGTGGCAAAGGGTAAAAGAGCTACACTAAGGCAAAAGGTAGCTGGGAGACACAATCTGATGAAAGCTCAGGTGATGAGGATTGGTGCAAGAGGCATGAGGTACAAGAGGAGATTACCAAAAGGTTATTGATATGTTTAAGGAGAATGTAAGACCAATAGGTGCTTTGGTGTGTATTGTTACCTTGTGCATCTTAGCTGTCTTTGATGGTTGTGGTGCATCTACTACTCCACAATGGGCAATAGGCATCTTAGGTGCTGTGGCTGGTGAATGGCTTATAGAGCGTGGGGTTAGGAAATCTAAAGGAGGAGAATGAGTAAGTACCACAGATACCATGATGGTGAATCCCAGATAATAGACACAAAGGGTGAATTGCTGAAGTTGGCTTGTTGTGATTGTGGCTTAGTGCATTATGTAGCCGTAACCATCATAGATGATAGTTTGGTTAAGCTACAATTTGTTCAGGATAAAAGAGCCACGGGACAATTACGCAGACATAAATGGGGGAATCTACAAAGGAGGTAAATAATGGCAAAATGTCCTGGAAGCAAGATAAGGTCAAAGGGTAAAGGGAGAGGATTAGGTACTGGGAAAGGTAAAGGTCCAATAGGGAGGCATAGGAGATAATGTCTGCCGTAGGTGAGGTGTTCTCTGACATCCAATCTGTGGAAAATAATGCCTATCTAGACATTAGACCAGCCAGTGGCAAGGAAGCTGTGGTCAATAATATCTATTTCGAGGATGATGTGGAGATTTCCTTCTATGATGGAACTAACGAGGTGGATTTTGATTCTGCCACTGGTGCAGGTATCTATTCCAGATTTGGGTTTGATGTAACATATACTGATAGGATAAGGGTGAAGAATGTTGGTGGTGAGGCTCATCCGATAGGCTACTCAGGAAGGTACACAAAGTCATGATAAAAACACCAGAAACATTGGATATGCTTAGGGATGTTAATATTCCTTCTCCAACGGATGATTATGTTCTGGCTTATAATGCTACCACTGGACTATGGGAAGCTGTTGCTGCATCTGGTGGAGTAACTGACCACGGTGCATTAACAGGTTTAGCTGATGATGACCATTCCCAATACCACACCGATGCTAGAGGTGATGCCAGATACCTATACCGTGAGAATGTGGCTGCATTTACTCCTGATGGTAATTATGAACCTGCTACTAAGAAATATGTGGATGATAATATCGGTGGCGGTGGGCTCTCCTTTCTGGAATTTACCATTGAAGAACATTTCATGGATGTATTACTTGATGCTGGTGGAGCTAATGGCACGGGTAATCCAGCGATAGCTCAGAAGGTTATTACTGCTGTTGGTTGCACAGGGCTAACAAAGGCTAATGGATTCTTGGTAATAGAACTAAAATGCACAGCAGGAACACTTGGTGAAGTTGGACAAATAGAATTAACTTCCTCAGGAACATGGGATGATGAAGAATGGCATATTGACCCTCCTTGGAGTGATATAACCACTGAGTGGAAAACCTTTATCTTACCATTAGCAAATGCAGTAACACAGGGTGGTGAACTTAATCCTTCCAAAGGCATAAGTTTTATTAGATGGTATAATATTTCCACTGATGGCAATGTAACCATTTATTGGAAAAATGCTCATATCCGTTATGCGGTTCCCATACCTACGGGTGTTTCAGGTTATCTTGAGGTTCCTGCAGCTTGCACAATTAGCCAAGTAACCATGCTTGCCAATGAATCAGGCTCAATTATTGTGGATATTTGGAAGGATACCTATGCTAATTTCCCACCAACTGATGCAGATTCAATAACCGCAGTAGCACCACCAACCATAACCACAGCCCAGAAGTCCCAAGATAGCACCCTCACCAACTGGACTATATCACTATCTGCTGGGGACATATTGGCTTTTAATGTGGACTCATGCACAACCATCACTAAGGTAACAATTATTATTAGAATGTCATAAGGAGGTGAATCATGGCAAAGAAATGGATAGCAAAAGCCATCAAGAGACCAGGTGCTTTACACAAAGCATTAGGTGTTGCTAAGGGTGCAAAGATTCCTGTTGGTAAAATCCGCAAAGCAGCTAAGGCTAAGGGTAGATTAGGTAAACAGGCCAGATTAGCCTTGACACTAAGAGGATTCCGCAAAGGGAGGAAATAGATGGCTAGGTATAAAACTGTTAAGCTAAAGCGGTGGAAGGTCTTAAAAGTAGCCATAAGGAAGCATAAGCCAGGTTTAGCTATGAGGGCATTAGGTATGTATAGGCTTCCACAGACCCTCAGAAGGCTTTATACTCCACAGACCACAACTGCTATAATGGGTGGATTCAAACCAAGAAGGTAAGGAAATAAATGTCAACCCAGACTGCATTATTTGAGGAGCTTATCCACGATAAGGTGAAATTCATTGAATCATTACTCCTTATCGAAAATAAGCAATCCAGGCGTGTACCGTTCATCCTAAATCCAATCCAGCGTGATGCCCACAGGGTTGAGACTGGTAGGGATATGTGGGTCAAACCTGCACAGGTTGGATTTAGCTCTGATAGGTTAGCTACCAGACTAATAGATACCATTACTACTCCTGGCACCAACACTGTCCTAATAGCTTATGAGGAATTCATTACCCAGAGATTATTGGACAGAGCACAATTTTTCTACAATGTACTTAACTCCTTAGGCATCCCAGGGTTTCCCCAAATGAGCCACCATTCCTCATATGAAAAGACATTCCCTGACATCCATAGCTCCATGTATATCAGTTCCGCAAGGAGTTATGTTGCTGGTAGGGCTGAGACTATCCATCACCTATTGGCGGATGAACACGCTTTTTGGGAACCAGGAGCAACTGAGAGAATCCTGGCTCCAGCCATAGACAGGGTTCCTCCAGATGGCACAATAGATATACTATCCACTCCTAATGGTCAATACAATGATTTCCATGATATGTGTATGATGGCTAAGGAGGGTGAATCTGTATTTGCATACCATTTCTATCCTTGGTTCATGCACCCAGAATATAACTTAACCACAGATAGTATATTACTAACCAAGGATAGTGCTCCTGGATGGGCTAGGGAGCTTAGAACATATGAGCTAAATCTTGACCCAGATGAAGATAAATTAGTTAATAACCACAATCTAACATTTGACCAAATTCGCTGGAGGAAGTATAAAATCCAGGAAAAGAAAAGCCTGAGAAGGAGTGGCGAGCTTGTTAAACTATTCCAGCAAGAATACCCTGAGGATGATGTATCCTGTTGGCTGGCTGCTGGAGATATGTATTATGACACCGATGTGGTTAACCAGTTAGCCAAGGGATGTTACCCAGCACCTATACATGAATACAATGCTAATGTATGGTATCCTCCAGAACAAGGCAAGTGGTACCTAGTGTCCATTGACCCAGGACAGGCTAAGGTTACCCAAACAGCTATTGTTGTCCTAAACTTCCAAGATGATAAACCTACCTATTGTGCTAGGGCAGCAGGGTTATGGGGACCAGAAACCACAGTGCACCATGCTTTGGAACTAGCCAGATATTACAACAATGCTATGGTAACATGGGAAGCAAATTCCCATGGATTGGCAATAGCTCCATTGATAAAGGGTTGGCCGAATGTTTACTTTCGAAGGGATGTAGTTAGTGGCAGGGAATCCAGTGAATTGGGATGGTTGACCACTCCTAAGACTAAGGATTTCATGCTCCACACAACTGCAAGGATGCTAAATACCATGACCGTGCATGATATAGATTTCCTCTCTGAATGTAGAAATATCCGTTTGGCTGGAGATAAAGCCGTATCGGTAGGTGCCGATGACATCCACGACGCTGTTTGCATTGGGTTAGTTTGTAGAGATAGCAGACCAGTAAACCGTGGATTTGTCGGTACCTCAGGTTATAGGTGGTAAAATGAAATTAACTTGGGAAGAATGTCATGCTTTTGTTATAGGATTCGGTCATGCCATTTGGATTTGGAAAAGACTTCCAATGCCATTAAATTATAAGAATCCACTAGAAGAGGAGTACCACTATTATGTTGCTGGTGGTGCTACCGCTGTACTTATAATGGTGGGTATTATTGTTGGTATGATAATTTACATAGGGAGGCTAATATGACTGAGTTGACTTCAAGGAACATAATAACCCAGTGTACCGAGCTAAAGAATTATTGGAGTGTTAGGAATAAGCAATTCCAAGACTGGTATGACATATTGTTATTGACCAACGACTTGGAACAGGAGGACATGGAGAGTGTCATATCCAATGACCCTGGAACATCATTCAGAATGGCTCTCCATCTATTAACATCTAGTATCATATCCCATAAGATACCTACTGAAATGCTGGAACGCCCTGAGATAGTGGATACCAGCAAACTAGAGCATTATGTAACTAACCATTGGCTGAGACTAGGGAATAACCACAGGAGATTAGGTAAGCAATCATGGCTTAGGGAGCTGGTTAGCCTTATGTTGGCTACTGGATGGTATTCTGTATTTGTCCTAGCTACCCCGAATGAACTAATAGCTGAGGTCTGGAATCCGATGGAGGTATTCCCTGAATTCTCTAGTGATGGTTTGCTCCGCTGTGCCCATGTTTACCCACTAACACCAATGGCTGCAAACCGTAAAGCAAAGCTGAATAAGTGGCCTATTGAGAGACCATTCAATTCTCCTACCACCCTATACAATTACTTTGTGGTGGATGATGATGGTGATGTAGCTAATGCCATCGTTCTTGGTAATAACCTTGTCAGACCAATAACCAAGCTTGCTAGGAATGAACAGGCATCCGATGTTATACCAATATTTGTGTCTCCTGTTGCTGGACTCCCTGATATGGGGATAATTAAATCTGGCAAAGGGTGGCAGAAAAACTATGGTGAATCCATAATTGCTGTAAATGCTGTGGAGTATAAGAACCAGAATAAGATGCTATCCTATATCCAACAATTGGTTAGGGATTCTGCCAATCCAAGATGGTTTGAACAGTCCCGTAGTGATAAAGGTATATTGTCACCAGAGACCATCTTCAAGCGTGGTGGTATATTCCGTGGTAGTCCAGAGGACAATGTTACTCCATTGCCAACTGTTCCAATCCCAGTAGAGATAAGAACCATACTATTTGATTATGCCAATAGAATCCAGAGAGGTTTATTCCCTTGGGCTATATTTGGAAACGTACAGCAAACCACATCAGGTTATATGATGTCCCAAATTGCTGCTGCTGCCATGAACGCTCTTACTCCATACGCTGAGGCAATGACTGGACTGATAGGTGATGTGGATAATTACTGGCTCCATGAGATTAAGGAGCGTGGTCTTAAACCATACAAACTTGAAATGCCAAAGAATATCCCACCTGATGCTGAGTTTGTGGTAGAATACAACATCAATATCCCTGGTAGCCTAGTCCAGCGAGCAACTGTGGCTAGGATGCTAGACCCAACCTTTAGATTTGATTTTGCTACCACTACTGATTTACTATTCCCCGAAATCAAAGACCCATTGAGGGTACAGGGTAGAGTCAACAAGGATGATGCTATGATGAATGAAATAGCTCAAGCCTTAGCCTTAATAGATGTTTACCGAACTATGGCAAGGGAAGCTAAAGAAGATGGGGATGCTACTACCTCTGCATTGTACACCAAAGCTGCTGATGCTGTGGAAGCCCAATTAGGAGGAGCACAGCCAAAATCACCAGCACTACCTAGAGCCAAGGAGGTTAGGACAGCAGCACCAAGAGAGGAAGGGATGGCTCCTACACCGTCTGGTGGAGCACTTGAGGGAATGTAATGTGTGATATTTGTGATGTAATGCTAAGGTATGGGATAACTGATGTCCATTCCAGCAAGGCTATTTCCTTGTGTCTGAATTGTCCTGAACCAGTGTGCCTATTGGGAGTAGACCATAAACAGCATATGTCCCATGGTAGGATAGCTGAGGCTTCCAGACTAGCTGGTTCTGGTCTTGGTACAGCAGGGATAGCCAAGACAATGCACAAGAGCAAAAGACAGGTATTAAGATATTTGGAGGAAGTAAATGCCTAATGGTTTTGCTGAAGAACTAAGGAAATGGAATGAACAACTCCAAGGGAGTATAACTAGGCTGACATCCGTTGAATCAGAGGTTGCGGGACTGAGGAAGAAAACTGAGAAGCCATTACCTTGGTGGCAGAGATTGATATTTTGGACTCCTCCGTCCCAATGGCAAACAGTAAGTAAATTGGCAGGGGAGCAGATTCCTTCTCCAGCTACACCAGAGTTTTGGGCTAAGAGACCTATTGAGGAGAAGCTACAAGAGGAACTTGTTGCCATAGATGATTATAACCGTGCTGCATGGTTCTCCGTACTTTATTCTGTTAGTCCAGATGACCTTAGGAAGCTAGGTATCACCAGCTTTGAGGACTGGGTTGAAAAGCATCCTCCTGAGGCTGGGACATCCACCACTGATTTAACCAGAGCAAAGGAATACATAGACACAATACTTTCTGTTGCTGAACCAACAAAACCTACCATAGCTACTGAGGAAATGATAGCCGAAGGATTCCTTACAGAACCTTTGGAAACAAGACCTAGATTCAAGGGCATCCATATAACAACTGTGGAAGAAATGACAAAGTGGCTCAGGAAGGAAGTACCTCCAGTAGAACGCCCTCCAGGATTAACAGAAGGTGGATTGTTAGGCTATCTTAAGGAGGAAAGAGGTCTCAGTGATGAGGAATTAGCCTACATAGATGAATCCGTTAGTCCTTTTATACAGATGGTTGAAGAGTATGAGGAAGGAAGGGAACAAACAGCACGGTATAAAGCTGGGTTAGAAACTCCAGAAATGCCTGAATTGTCCATTGGTCAGAAGATTAAACTGATTGCTTCCCAACCGATACTAGCCTTGATTGACACCATGCAGCCCTATTGGACATATTGGGACTACCCTAGGTCTGCTATCCTTGCCAGACTTTCACACCGTATTGAGGAGACATTGAGTTTTCCCATTACTATGCCTGGTGCTAAACCTACACCAGAGGAGGAAGGATTACTTGATGAATTGGATACTCTATATGAGGCTAACAGGGAAGCTGGCATGGATTATTGGATGGCTCACAGCAAAGCATGGCAGGATTGGGAACTTAACCATTGGGCAAAGATGGGCATTGAGATAATCTCTGACCCTGTGTCATATCTTGGGTTTGGTCTCTTGATGAAGGCTGGGAAGGCAACCAAAGGTATACCCGTCATAGGTAGGATAATGGGTGGGCTAGGCTCCTTTGAGCGTGGGTTTATAGCAGTTACCGAAGCGTTACCTACATTCATTAAGTCCAAAATAATAAAACTTCCAAAAACCACAGGACAGAGGGCTGCTTTGGCTGGTGCAGAGGTTAGTGATACCATAATATCAGTGCATGGTAAGAATGCTTCTGGTTTAGGGAAAACATTAAAGCAGATAACTCCAGATGATTTTGTTAAACTAAATGAGGAGTCAATAGCCCGTGCAGTAGCACACCCAGATGTTGTTGACCCACTTACCCAGCTTGGTTGGTCTTATATCAAAAGAACTCCAATGACCCATAATGAACTGTTGGAATGGGGAGCTAAGGTTACCTCCAAACTAGGTCCTGATGATGTCACACCAGGCATGGTTGACAACATAGAGAGAATCCTTGAACACGCAAAGGTTAAGGGTAGCAGGTTTCCTGTTAACAACCTTGACCTAGCTGCTAAGGAAATCCTACTAGGAACCCTGAATGTGGCTGATTCACCTAGTAACATGAAGGTCATAAAGTCCTTAATCAGGAAAGCCTATAAGACCAGCATTGATGAAGCCTTAGAAACAGCACGATTACCAATAACCCAATCCATCAAGACCGCTTCCCTAAAAGCTGAGAATATAGTTTGGTCGGAAGCCACCGAAAAACTATTCTTTAAGAGGATGCACCAAGGCTATGTTGCTGGTATAATGCACGAAGTCCTTGACCCACTAGAAACCCAAGTATGGCGTGGTTTTATAGACAAACAAATAGTTATGCCATTTGCCAGAGCATACCTCATAACTGGTTCCTATGCTCCTTGGAACTGGTTTGAAGAAGTATTCAGGACTGTGCTTGGTAGAGGTGGAGGAGTCTATGGCAAGAACGCTCCAGCTAGATTAGAAAATCTTGCTATGGGGTTAATGCTTGATAGGGATGTTCTTAGAGGAGCAGAATTAGCCAAGATGTCATATACCAATATATTGAAGAAAAGGTTGCTGAAACCTGGTGCTCCCGTTGGCATGGGTGAAATATCTGAGGCTGCATTACTCAAGGAAACTGCTGAGGCTGTTGGTAAACCAGCACTAGAGAAACTATTGCTCCTTGGCTGGTTACCAGGTGGCAAAGGTAGAGCAGTCCATGAGGCAATGTATTTCCCAATCAGAGCTTCCCAGTGGGCTGGTGGTATGCAGCGGGCTGGATATGTTGCTAAGAAATTCTTTGACAACCTTGATGATATAGCACCTGATACAATGGCAGCTCTCAGAGGAGCAAAGCCTTCTAAACCACCAAGCGTTATAGGTCAACCTAGGAAAGCACAAAAGGCTTTTCTCCAACGGTGTGATGATAATGCTTTTATTGGTCCAACAAAGACCGAGAACACACCTAGAGAGTTTTCCATGAAGAATACCTCCTTAGCCGAGGGTTATTCTGCCAGTCTAAAGTATCCTGAGCTTGGTGACACCAGAGATTTCATCCTAAGCCATATTGAGACTGATAATTGGGATAATGTTCTTGCTGTTACTGGTGAAGCCAAGACCATGATGGCGGATAACCTAATCAATTCTCCAGAAGGTAGTAGGATATTCCTCAAGAACATTACCGATGACATACTGAAAAATGCTGAGAAGGTAACCACACCAGATGAGCTTATGGGTTATGTGGATGCTCTTAGGGAAATTACAGGGATAAATCCTAAAACCATCCAAAAGCTATTTGTTGGTCTCCATGACAAAGCATCCAAGCTACCATCAAAAGCAGCAAGGGTAGAAATGTATAATGTTGGTCACCAGAGCATTGCTCCATTCCTTGACGAGGGTGAAAAGCAAGCTGGGAGGTTGTTAAACTTTATAAAGAAGAATTCAAAGGTATTGACTCCCGCACAGGTAACAGAGCTTAACAAAACCCTTAACATATACACAGCCAGGATAGCAGCTTTGCAGGACACCAGGCGTTTAGCTATGGCTAGGAGCCAAGAACTTATAGCTCAGGGTTTTGGTCCTGGTAGTGATAAGTTTGTGGCTGAAAGGAATGAAATTTGGATGAAGCACCTTAATGAGGTGGACCCTGAGTTATTTGCCACACAGGAAATGCTGGCTGAGGGTATAGATACCTTAATAACACCTAGGAACATACCAAAACCCACCATAAATGCCTCAGTTAGAGGATTAACTCCAGCCGATGTAGCTGCATTGCATTATGGCACAGGAGACCAACTAGCCTTTGGTTTAATGAATTCCGAAATGCTGATGCAAAAACCATACTACATGAAACTGACCATAGCCAGAGCTAATGCTATGGCAGCAAGAGCCAATACCACCCGTGAAGCCTTGGGATTTACCGATGATGCCATATCCCAAGTTTATGACCAGATACTTTATAGTCTGAGGTCTAGTCCAGAATTCCACAATATGCTTACCAGACCCTATGCTGAGGTGGATAACTTTGCCAGAGATTTGGAATCCATCAAATTAGCTGGTGGCACCAGTCCTGATGCCATGAAAGCAATGCAGGATTATGCTACCACATATGCTAACAACCTGAGGAAATTGGACATATACAAACCTTATGTTCCACCAGCTAAACCCCCAAAGAAACCAGCAGTCAAACTTCCTGGTGAAGGCTCCGAAGATTGGTGGCGTATTAAACAGGAAGCTATGGATAAAACAATGATTTCCTATCACCAAGACTTCACCGACTATTCCAACATGAACGCTTTGGATGATGCTATGAGACACGTATTTCCATACTGGGTATATGAATCCCAGCGGTGGTTCTGGCTTGCTAGGAACATGGTAACCCATCCAGGAATTATGAACACTTGGGCTAAATACATGGATAACACGGACTTTGGTTACATCCATATGCCAGGTACTTCCCTAGATGCCAATGTCCTCAGAGGTACTGTTTACAAAGGTGGCATGAGTACCCTTGTCCGCAGGGACTATCCAGAATACTATGATAGGATGTTCCCTGAATTATTTGAATCAATGGATTATGCCCAAAGACTAGGATTCTTCCCCAATATATTCTGGAGTATTCCAGTATCTATGTATGGTGGCAGACAACCACAGTTTGGACAGTTACTTCCTGCTGTGGCTAGAACTCCATTGGACTTATATGTTGCCTCCAACCCTGATTCCGAATCTGCTAGAGCATTGCAGGATATACTATTCCCTGATTACTTTAGGCAGTATCTCCAAATAACCCAAGCCTCCCATATGGCTAGTGTTGGACAAATCCAAAGAGGCATTAACGGTGTGTATATCTGGGAAAAGATGCAGCGTAGTGAGGAACTTACCTTAGAAGAACAGGAACTATGGGATGCTGCTAGAGGTAAAGTAGCTTCCTATGCTCCACTAATGGAACACGGTGGCATATACCGCCTAAGACATGAGGACAGAATAGCAGCCTATGATTGGTGGGGTAAATTCATTGAGGAGAAAACCGGTGTGTCTGTGGAAATGCAAGATGACCTGAGAAAGCACGGTATGTCCGTAGGTGATGTCTGTCCTGGGTTATCACAGTTGGATATGGCACAGATAGAGGAAGCATTGGAGTACAAAAGATGGATTGCACCTAGAGCAACTGCACCACTAAGACCTAGTAATGAGATTGAGGTTAACCTAATCCTATCAGAGTTTTGGGGTATGGTAAGGCAACATGGGGATACCTCAGAAAGTTCCATAAAGGAACTGGAGAGACAAGCCTTTGTTGAGAGGAGTATCTCCGCTGAGGATTATGTTACCAGGGTTGGAGATATTATGGAGGAAAATGCTAAGTATATCCACCAGCTCAGAGGTGATAAGTTTGACCACACCACAGGGGAGTGGGAAGCCAATCCTCAGAGTAAGAGTAAATTCAAGATTGTCCCTGTAACCCTTGATGAAAGGTCAGCCTTTTATACCGAAAGGGGAGTTAATCTGTCCATGTCCACCCTAGATGAAATGCTGGCTATGTGGTATGATATATCCCCGCAGGAGAAGATAGACCCTGAGACTGGTACTAGATACATGGATTGGGGAACCTACTTTGCCACTATGGATGCTATTGAGAAATTGCTTCCTACCAGCCTAAAAGCCGAATGGCAATCCTATATGTCTAGGAATAATACTCCAGGCTGGCTCATGTATAGAAATGCTACCAAGCAATATCTAGCTCCGTATTGGAATGTAACCAATGTCATTAAGGACCAATTCACCCCAGATGAACAGTCCCTAATAGATGAGTATTACATGGTTAAAGATATTGACCCAGCCAGAGCCGAGGAGATTCAGGACATGACCAGACCCAATGGACTAAAGCTTATATCCCAATATAGGTCTGCTCTTACCAATGCCAGGAAGAAGCTAAGAATGACTGTTCCAATGGTAGATGCCCAACTTATGTTTTGGGGTAGGACTTCTACATTTCTTACTCCAGAGGCAGAGAGGATGTATAACCAATTAGTACAGGAAGCTAAGGGGTTCCCTCAGTGAATTAAATATACACACTGATTTAATTATGTTAGTTTAGCTTGACATAATGATATTGACATAAAGCTACTAGCTATGATACAATTAGGTATAGTAAACCAGAATAGGAGGTTTAATCATGGCTGATGAACAAGGGACTCAGACATCTAACCCACCAGAAGGACCAAAGATGGTTCCAGAGAAAGACCTTTTGGCGGTAAAGGTGGGTGCAGAAAGGAAGGAAGCTGAGTTGCTTACCCAGGTAGCTGAGGCTAACAGGGTTAAGGAAGAAACTCACAACAACCTTCTTGCTATGCAGGCTGCCAAGGAGCAGCTTGAGACACAGCTTAGTGAGGGTACTGCCACCAAAGCACAGGTAGATGACCTTCAAGCCAAACTAAAAACTGCCGAGGTATCGGTAAGTGGCTTAACCAATAAGCTACTTGACCAAAAGAGAGCCATCATTGCATCTTATGGTGTAGATGTCAGCACTCTTGTTGGTAAGACCCAGGAACAACTGGATGTTTGGGAGGAAGCCCTGAAAGCAACAGGGCAGAAACCCATACCAGCCAGATTAGATGTTGGTGGAGGTGGTGGAGGAATTGCTGCTCCTGCAACTGCATTGGAATCAGCCGTTGCGGAGATAGCAGGAATCCGAGGTAAAATGAAATAAGGAGGAATAAATTATGGGAGCTGTTGTTGGACACTGGAAAAATTTAACCGAAGCTCAAAGATTGACTGAATCCCAGTTGCTTCCTGGTGTTGTTGAGGAAATCATCAAGCGGGAAAACTTGCTGGAGCGTGTTCCTGTGGCTCTTGCTCAGGGAAAGTCCATAAAGTGGAACCGAGAAAAGGTAACCTTGGAGGCTGATGTCCAGAATCTGGATATTGGTCAACAGATGTCCTGGGTTTCCAGTATGGAATATGACCCTCAGGAGACCACTTTGGTGAGGAAAGGTATGCAGAGACTCTTGGATAACTTCATAGTTGATGTCTATGGAACCGTCCAGAACTACGAGGCTCAGGCTTTGCTTGAAATCAAGAAAGGTGTTACCTTAGCATTGGGTGATAACCTAATCTATGATGACCCTGCTGCTGATGCCAAGCAGTTTGTTGGTCTGCATGACCTGGCCTATCTCCAGACTGGAACTGACTTGGATATTGACATGGCTGGTGCTCTGGAGCTTAATAGGCTAAGGATGCAGATTGATGCCATGAAGCATGGTGTGGACATTATCTATATGCCTATGGTCATTGCCCGAAGGATGGATGCAGCCTACCAAGAGAGAGGCTTTGCAAGTCTAGGTACTGCCTCTAGCTCTTTTGCCATGATTAGTTATGGACTTAACGAAATGGGCAAGAGGATAATGTTCTTTGATGGGATTCCTATTATAAGGACTGATTTCCTGGTGAAGGAAGATGATGGTAGTAATGCCCCTAGAACCAAGAACACGGCGGGTGCTGCATACTCAATCTTTATGATAAAGTTTGGTGATGTGTTTGCAGGTAATCCTGGTCTCTGTATGGGATTTGGAGACCCTGAGATGGGGAGCCAGCTTTACAGGATTGAGTTGTTTGACAAGCTGGAGAACTATGATGCCAAAGGGATTAGATTAGTCTCATATGTAGCACCGTTGCTAGGTAGTAAACTTTGTTTAGGCAGGATTTACGATGTAACGGATGCTCCGATTGCTGCCTAGATAAAATAAGGAAGAAGGAGGATAAGAGATGACTACATATATAAAACATGATGTAAGGGTTGAGGATGGTGGAATAATTTGCCTACCGCCTTGGGTTGGTGGTGAAGTGGAAACTGGCTGTGTTGCTAGGCCAGACCTAGACGATATGTATGGTGCCGTTCTTGATACCGTCCAGCAGTATCCTCTAGGTGCCAAGTTTGAGCTTGGTGATAGGGTATTCCGCTATGTAAAGTTTGGTGATGATGATGCGGGTCAAGTTTGGGGAGCTGGAGAAGGTCAGCTTCCCGAATGCGGTATCCTGATGAGTGCCACCGCCTTGGAGGTCAGCACAACCATTGTCTCAGGAGCATTGGCTTCAAAGACGGTTGTTATAACTGAGTCAGATGTTTCGGAAAATGACTTTGCTGGTGGTTACTTCTGTGTTCAAGCTGGTAGTAAAATCTTCATGTCCCACATTGAAAGTAATACTGCTACCGTTGGTGGTAATGTCACCTTGACATTGCAGACCAAACTACCAATAGTTCTCTCCGCAAGCTACACAGCCTCCATTACCAAGTGCATTTGGAAGGATGTTGTAAGGCATAGTGGTGCTGCTGCTGAATGTGGAAGTGCAGTGCTTGGAGTCTACCAGGGCTATGAGCCTCCCGCATCAGAAGGTTTGTATGGCTGGATTCAGACCTGGGGACCTGCTGTTGTACAGATAAGTGTAACCCACCAAGGTGATGCACATGCTGAAAGGATGCTGTGGGCAGATAATGGTGCTGCTCAGTGTGAGGTTGGTTATACCGCTAAACAGCCTATTGGGTGGTACTTACAGGAATATGACGCAAGTACCTTTAGCTTGCCAGTAGTATTCCTGATGTTATCCCATTAAGTAGATGGCAGGGGGGGAGCCTTAAATCCCCCCCAATAAATCATAGAGGAGGAAATTAGGACTATGATATACGTGGTCAAAGGTAGAGAGACTGTGACAGGTCTTTCAGCGTCAAAAGGATTCACTGCCATACAGATACCACCTACCACTACCAAACTTAATGTAATCTATGCCATTGCCCAACCAGTCGATGGTGACATCAGAATGTGCATGGATGGGACTGTTCCCACATCCACCAGAGGTATCAAGATAAATGAGGATACCATCTTTGAGGTTTGGGGTTCAGCAGCCCTAATAGCTTTCCGTTGTATCAATGATGGTGGCACCGCCAAACTGGAAGTAATCTACATGGGGCAGGGAGGTTAGAGATGTTAAAAAATGTTAGGGGACAAACAAGTGTTGACCTTTCTGGCATTGAGGATGTACTTGATACCATTGAAACCAGGACAGACTTCCTAGACATAACAACCTTTAGCCAGGAAGCCGTAGCTGCAATGGATGTCAATGGCGTAACCTGGAAAGACCTTCTTGATAAATCCACCATAACCAAACCCACAAAGATATGTGGCTTTAAGTTAACCACAGCAGGAACTTGGGCTGGTGTTGCCAAAATCCGAATCACTGATGGTGCTGGCACAAAGATATTCCCATTCGGTGATGAGCTAGTCCAGGATGCAGATTGGACAAGCGGCACCCAGGAGACACTTAACTTCCCAATTTGGGTTCCCATTGCCGATGGGTATAAGGTCCAATTCCGAAGCTCTGAGGCAGCAGATGGTGAGAATGAGACCTTGCAGCTAAATAACCTTGATATAATAGAGGTAGGATAGGAGGTAAATAATGAATGCTTCCATAAAAGCAAGAGAATATGAGTTTAGCATTGGCGGTGTAAACTTCAATGGTCATGCCAAAATAAAGACACTGACACTTGACACCAATGCCTACAATGACCATGCTTACACACTACATGATGCTAGTGATGGTGAGGATTACCAAGTACCTGTTGGTAAGGTGTTTATATCCTTCCAAGCTTTGGTTTGGCTAGAGCAAATTGCAATGGTGGGTAGGATAGGTGAATCTACTGAAGCAGATGGAGTCATTGATGACACTGGAGAGGTTCTTAAACTTGCTAATGGCACACTGCTACCATTTATGGTAAATTGTGTTGGTGTTTTTAGTGCTGGTAAATACATTACGGCTGAATCGGATAGTGGTAATGACAACTACACCATAAAGTCGGGTAGTGTTCTGTATGGTATTGAGACAGATGCGTAGAGGAGTTAAGTTTGAAAACTTATGAGTTTAGCATAGGTGGATACAACTTCAATGATTGGAGTAGGGTGAAAGAACTCTATGTCCCTGAGGACATAAGCAACAGCACCGATAAGTCTCTCCATGTGAGAGGACGGGAAGCTCTACCACACCATCTACAACACTATGTAATCCCGAATGATAAGGTATTTATAGCCTTCGCCTTAACCAATGTCTTGCTTTCAGCTAACACTGGTATAGGCTTGTTTGGTACGGGCAAAGGTTTTGGAAGGTATCCTGAAAGCCATCAGCAGCCTGGAGATGATAACCCTGGTGCTCCTTTTGCTTGGTCTCCAACATATTTCTATTTAGGAAACTACTATTGTGGAGGAACTTGGGGAAGTCTTGTAATACACAATGGTAGAATTTATGAGTGCTGTCAAACCCATGCTCCTAGTGCAGATAAAGAACCTTCACCAGCAGGTGATACTGCTTACTGGTTAAAAGGAAGTGAGTGGAATGTGGATTGGGAAGTTGGTAAGTTCTATTTCTTCAATGAGCTTGAAATGGTTACTGTGGAGGGTGTAGCTGGAGCTTATATGTGTATGGTAGACCATACCTCAGAAGCCAGCAACAAGCCTTGTGATGATGACTGGGATGACATTTGGAATCCTGGAGATGAGTTCACAGCTGATTTAACATCCCAGTATGGGTTTAGTAAGAAGTGCCTTAACATCTCCAAAGGCATAACCAAGCCTTTTGATGCGGAGGTTTTGGCTGTGTTTGATGGCACTACTAGCACCTATGGGAGGCGGATTGATGCCATGACCAGTGGTGGTACTATGAAAGCTGGTGCTACTTTATTGGGTATTGAGATAAATGCTTAGGAGGTATCATGGCGGAACAGAAGTTAGAAGTAATCATAAAATGGGAGAATGACAACTACTTTGAGATAACAGCTAAGAAGAATGGTGGGGAGAAATTCACCATAATCAGGAATGATGAAAATGCACATCTGTTGGACATGTGGTCTGGTGTGCAGAAAGCATCACTTCAATATTTTAGGGCTGTGCTTGAGGACATCAAAGTAGATATGTCGGCAGAATAAGGAGGATATTATGCCGTTACCAGTACAATCGTTAAATCCAAATTCCAGCCCTGATGATATTAAAAGAGCCATTGCTAGGAGCATTGAGCAATGTGAGGAGGAAGGTAAGTCGAAAGACCAGTGTATCGCCATTGCTTATAGGTATGCGGAGAAAGCTACTGGCAAAGCTACCTCATCTTTGGCTTCTCCAGGGATGGAATACGGTGAACCTAGTAATATAGCTTAGAGGTAACATGAGGACAATTACCAAAACGGACAAAGCCTATGCAGCAGGTATCCTGGATGGAGAAGGCAATACTGGTATTTATAAGATGGTTAGAAACACTAAATATAGCAATCATCCTATATATAGGTTAATTGTTGGTATATCTAATACAAATAAAGAAGTAATACAATGGTTAACTGAGACATTTGATTGCTGTCATCCAACGCTTAGGTATCCAAAGACGGTTGATGGGAATAAACCTATATATATGGTTAGATTTCAGGACTTAAATGCTATTGCATTTTTGGATATAGTTAAGGATTATGTAATAATAAAGAGGTTGCAGGTGGCATTAGCATTGGGTTTTGGTGAATTTCAAAGTGAGCACAATTATAAGGGTAATAACAAAGTTCCAGAATGGGTCATGTGCAGACGGGAGGGTTTTTATCAATCATCCAGATTCTTTAATCAGGTAGGAGTGAACCATGAGAGTGATTAGTTCCGCCCTAAAGGCAGCCCAACAGGCTACCTCTGTGTTGCCATATATCCACATATACCTTACCTGCAATGATGGCAATGTATATGACTATACCAATAGGCTCATCCAACTAGAACACCATGAAGAACCCTACAACGATTGGGCTAATATATTCCTTTATGACAATGATAGAGGTATAGCTGACCTCAGAGGTTGCTGGCTAGAAATAGGCTACGGAGCTTACGGCTCTGCTGGTCCTGAGTATTCCGATACACCTAGATTGTGGGTTAAGTGGACTCAACTCCTATCCAGAGAAGGAGATTTATTTATGATGCTGCATTGTGAAGGAGCCTGGTCCAGCATGGGTGAAATTGACATAGTCACCAAAGGTTCACCACCCCATTATGACGGTCAATATGAGGAGACCTATACCATTTATGATACTATAAAGGATATAATGGCAGCTTGTGGATGTACCCTCAATCCATTGGATAGTGGTCAGGATGATAGCATAATTGATACCTTATGCCCACAGGTTTGGCTGAACCAAAGCCCATTTGAGAATCCTGCTGAGGTCATATACCGCTTGATAGCAATGACCAAATGCTTCATCAGACCACTAACCAATATGCAGTTTGAGATAAGGTTCCCACAGGATTCGGATTCCAATGATGAAAACTATTGTTATAATTCCCCTCATTACTTCCACGAATATGTAGAAGTAAGGAAGATAAACATACCTAACCACATTGTGGTGTATGCTAATCCTGGTGAAGATGAGGAATGGACTAATATGATAACTGCCGAATCTGAGGATGAAGCTACCATTAACAAGTATAAGTGTGTGACCAGACACCACATAGCTATGGACATAGACAATCCTAGTGATGCTGGTAACAGAGCCTCAGCTATCCTAACCAGAATAATGTTTGAGGAGTTATCTGGTAGATTGATAATCCCCCATGATTGTAGTGTGGAATTGTATGATAGGGTCGGGATATATGATGAGAGGTAACAATGTCCGAGTATAACGAAATACCAATACATTATAGAAGCTATGCAGCAAACCCAGCCGCAGGTCGTACATGGGATAATGTTTGGAGTGCTCCTACCGCTGACCCTGGAATAAATGAGGAATCACTTAGGTGTGAAATCCAAACTTACAGTAGTGCAACTGGATTTTGGTTGTTTCGTAGTTTCTTAGTATGGGATACCTCATCCATACCCTCTGATGCTATAATTACCGCTGCGGAGATACTGGCTTATGTTGTTCCTACAGGTGGTATCAGGAATGATTACGGTTCCTCCATAGCATTGGATGTATTGTATGGTGCTTCGGCATACCCACACTATCCGATAGTCCCTGCTGATTATAGCAAATCCCACTATGCTTTGATAATCGGCAATGCTGCTATACCCACAACTGCTAGTGGTGAGTGGGT